GATTTATTGTTGAGAATTCTGTCCACGACATCGATAAGCAATTCTTGAATCAATGTTCGGTAGGATGCGTTCTTCATCGCCTGTTCTGGGTTTTGCATTACATATAAGGCACGACGAACATTGTTTTTGCTGACCAATCCCAATCTTAAAAGTGCGTTTAATTTACTACTCATTCCTGTATCTTTGTTCATATTATTCTCCTAGTATTGTATTTAGACATTATTTAAAGGCTACTTATTTCCATTTAGAAGAGAGCCACCCCGAAATGGTTGCACCCAACAAACTTTCGTTTGATTCTAATATTCTAGTAGCCGTGGATTGAAATATTGCTCGGTACATCACTTCTTCGGCTATCTTCATTCCTTTTCTAACGTCATCAAACAATCCTTTTGCGTCCATTTTAGAGATACTAGAAGGAAGACCCATTGAAAAAATTTTGAACTTATTGTCTGAGGCGGCTTGTCTCAATTTTGTTCCGCTCATTCCAACAACACCTTTGGCATTCGGATCTCTGCGTTCTCCTGCTTGTTTGAAAGTCACAGACTTCAAGGGAATTTTGAATGATGCATTTGGCTTTGTGAATTTACTGAATCCTTTATACATTGTGGCTCGATCTTCTCCACCAACCATAACAACATCTGTATATCCTACTTGTGCCAAATACGACAACATATCAACTGGTGTAAGAATAGAACGATCATTCACAAAGTTAGCCTTTGGAAAGATTTTCTTCAACCATTTGAATTTTTTGGATGGTGAAAGTGGATTCTTTTCTGCATCGCCAGTGCGTGAACTGAACATGGCATGATCTGCTCCTTGTTTAGAAGCAATATCCATGACGGTGTTAATTAGCAATTGATGCCCAGAAGATGGGGGATTAAACCTCCCGAACGCAACAACGATTACTTTGCGTTTTGGGTTATCAATCTTTCTAGCCATCCGATCACCTCCTAATATGTGTTCTGAACACCAACTGCTATTTTTTAAAATCGTTTAGCGGTATCAAAGTTACTCTTCGAAAACTCTAGACGATCAACTAGTTTTAATGCTGAATTACTCAGCCTATCAATTGCTACTAATCCTTCAGGAGCAGTTACTTTATATCCATTTCCAGACTTAACAAAAGTCGTTACATCCATTTCAATGTTTGATAGTTTCTTCAATATATGTAGTTTTATATTAGACAATTTAGTGTGAATGTTGAACAGAATGTCAATGGATCGTTGATTTTGTTGAATATATTTGGCTGTTTCCGTTTCTTTTGGATTCTTGGCTTTGGATTGAACAAATGCAATTAGCCCAGATGCTGTTGGATTCATCAAACCAGATCGTACTAAAGAATTAATGTATATCTTGGTGTATGCCTTTACCGCTTCGTTCTTGGCAAATGAATTCATAAAGATTTTAATGCTGTTTGCTGTTTTCGTCGCAGAATCAATGTCTGACTTCAAGGTTTCCATTTCTGATTTGGAAAACAAAACTGACTTGCCAACTTGTTTCAGGGTGGCATTGTCGAACCATACACTTCTAGATTTCTTTAATCCTGTTAAAGATGGATTAAATGATGCCTTAACTGTTTGAATGGTGTCTCCAACATAAGCCGTATGAAATACAATGCCGATTTTGGCAGCAGCCATCGCCTTTCCTATTACAGAATTCGGATCGACAGCATATTTAATTGTATTGGCTTGGAATGTAAGATATGATTCTCCATCAATTTTCTCTTTCACAATGGAATCAGATGTAAACATAAGATCGCCTTGAAGAATTCCCTGAATGCCCAATCCTTTGAGATATTTCAAAGCAAGTTTTAATTTATCATTTAATCCTTCTGCGGGATGATTAGTATCAATATCTTTGTTGGTGAAGTTGAGTTTTGGAGTAACATTAAATACACCCTTTGTTCCCACAAAGAACTTGCCTGTGGCGGGATCTTCTCCGCATATGATTGCTGGTGAGTTGTGTACTAAAATTCCACGAACATTGTCCAAGAAAATGAAAAAATTCTCTGTGAATGTTGATATGTCACATTCATCGAATTTTCCTTCAAGATAGTTGATTTTTTTGATACGCAATCTTTATCCTCTCTATCGTGTTTAGTTTTTTGAATTCTTCTTCTGTTTTCTCTTTCTTTTTAGACAAGTCTATATCTTCAACATCGTCGTCTGTGGTGAGATTTTTTGCTTGCACCCAACCTCTATTTTTCGTATAGATTTCGTGGTCTTCTGTAACTCGTATTGTTTTGTCGTTTTCAAAAATTACTTCTATCCAAGGTTTCCCGTTATTGTTTATTTTTGCGTTGGAAACGGGTGTATATGAGGATTTCTTTTCAATGATGTCAAATCCCAATACTTTCTCACCAACACAAACATTAGAAATCTTCTTCATTCCAGTTTCTGTCAAAACCAATGAGTCGGGATGCACACAACCATCCCATTTCAAAGTTAAATCATGAGATGATGGCTCGTTTCCCTTTAAGGAAACAACAACTCCATTCAGCGTTCGTATAGCCTTTTGAAATCCAATATAGCCATTGTTTAAAATATCATCCTCTAAATGCTCTAGGTGCAAATTTTTCGTTGCTTTACCAGCAGTTGCTTCTTTCAAATATTGGGAAAAATTGTGCATTGTCGCACTTATTTAGTAGTGATTGAAAGTTGATCAGCCTTCCATACGGCAATTGATTCAACAAGGTCTGCAACATGATCTCTTGGATTGGTTTGAAAGACTTGGCATCCACCAGATTCTGCACCAATAATAATGGCAATGTTGGAAATTTTCTGTTTAGTCATATCTTGCCACATTAAAGCGTAAGCAGTGGCTTGTGTATAATATTCAAGAATGCCGTCCTCACACTTTGGATTCGTTGCAGACTTGAAATCTATGACGGACAGAACTCCATCGTAGTATCCAATACAATCAGTGCGTCCTGCAAGACCAATTCGTTTCGACCATAGCGGAACTTCTATGGTTAAAATCTTTCCAATGCGATCAATGTCTTCCTGCATTGATAGAAACAAATCTGTGTGACTTTTCCCCGTGGCTTCAGTAATCGTTTTCGGTGTGAGAGTGTTGAGTAAATACGACTCAATCATTGAGTGCATTGCTGTTCCACGAGACAGAACTCTGCGAGATTCTTCTGGATTCTTCTTCCTCCAAGAAGCAAAGAAGGCTCTCTTCTGCCATCCTGTAACAGTGGTTACAGACGGAAATGATCCTTCGGGAGTAACATAGAATCTTCCGTTTTTAGTGTCTGTAGAAACAATAGATTTATCCATCTTGACGAATGCATGATCAAAAGTTTTCAATGTGTTATTCGTTCTCTGTTGGTTCTTCTGCTACTTCAGTGCAATCCTGCTCTTGAACTTTTGGTTCTATTGGCTTGACTGCAATTTTTGGTTGATTGCGATGTTGCCAAACATTAGCAGCCTTCCATTCAGGATCTTGTTCTTGCTTGTTTTTTAGATATAAAATATAGTCTCTCATTCCTGCCATATTAAAAACTCCTTAAGAATATGTATACTAAAAACTTCCCCCATCCATAATCATATTATCTGCGGGTTCTATTACATCATTTTCCGTTGCACCAAAAAGTCCTGTAGAAGTAACTATTCGACCCATAACGACCAAATTACCTGTAATATTTACATTTTGATCAAATGTCACGCCTATTGCAGATTTTTCTGCGGCGATGGTTAGTTTCCTCGCCTCAAGAGAGTCATCTAGTTTGTGATTTTTGATATACATGATTCTAAGATATATTTATACAAATCACGAATATTTATAAGGTCAACTGAAATATCGCTGCTCCATTACGAAGTGACCAATTCTCCCATAGTAGCATGGAAGAGGTTTTTAGTTCCTGATAATTTGCATAGTTTTTAATATCGTTTATATCGTCTAGTGCAATTATTGCATTTTTAGTTAGAAACGGACGAACACATTTTAGTTCTGATTGTCCAGAAAAAGGAGAACCGTCTATTAAGACAAAATCAAATTTTATGGCGTGTTCGTTCGCAATATCTTTTATTGCACTTGTTTTATATTGCCTAGACACTCTCACACATTCCTCATACCAAGAGCGTATTAATTCCAAAGAATTCATATTCAGGTTGGTTGGTATTGTTTTATAGAATGCCTCTACATCAGACCAAGACATCCAAGAATCAACTAGTGTAGATGTTCCATCAACACCAACCCCACCTCTTTTTGATAAATTTAATTGATGAGTATATACTCGGTCTGGATGATTCTCTATACTGAAAAGTTTTTTGCTTTTAATGCATCTGCTACTGCCTTGTCCAGTACCACCGCCAATTTCTAATCCAACCTCACATTTTTCAGAATAGAGTCCAATTGTTCTACCAAACGAATCGTTCATTGAAATTTCTATCATTATTTTCCTTTAGACAAAAACAAGTGCACTATCCGTTTTTCCCCACTCGCCTGTAATAAGATTAGAAATATGCATTGGAAAAAACTTCTTATCTAAAGAGGTTATAAGTTTCCATCGGTCTAGTATTCCTTCGTGACCACCATACCAACTGTTTTTGAATTCCACATCATTTTCAAAGTAGTAATTGTAATGGGTAAAGGTAGGAGAAAGCAGAATAGGATCTGTTCCTTCT